ATCTTTAACAGTTTTCATACCAATTACATTTTTTAGTTTTATTAGAGGAGGTAAAATTTTATGAAGTTTTTTTAGATTAAAATTATAATCTTGAGTAGGATCATATTTTTTTGCTAAATCAATTAAATCATCCAATGATTCCAATTTTTGATTTATTATAACTTTCTCTCTAATTTTAGTAACTGAAACTGAAGCCAAAACTGGGGCTGGAACTGGTGGAATTACAGGACTTTTAACTGAATCATCACTTTTATTAACTGATTCTACCGGAGGTTTAGGTGGATCTGTATCAGAAAACTTTATTTTTTTATTACTATTATTAACCTCGTCCGGTTTATTTGGTCTTTTACTCATAATTAATATTATACTTTATTTTTTATATTAAGAAAATTAACAATTTAATAATCAATAAACTATAATAGTTTATAGTTTATTTATATTGATTAATGAATAACTTCATTTTCTGAATCTATTGCTAAATCTTCTTCAGAATCTTTAGCAAATTTCTCAAGAATATATTCTTTTAAATTTTCTTCAATAATAATAACAATATCATCTAAATCTCCTTCAATACAATTACAATTATCTGAAATAATATTCATAATAATTGTTAATTTATCAATATGATTCGCGGAAGTATCATCTAATTTTAAATCATTTATCCATTCATGAGCAAAATCGCTTATGTTAGTCATTAAAGAATAGATATTTTTTAATGAATTTAATTGATTTTCAGTTAGCATAAATTATATAAATAAAATATATTTAAATAATTTTTATATAACATAAATTATAAGTTGAAATATTATGGAATCTGAAGAAAATCAATTAAATAGAACTATAATAAAATATCCAAATACTAATGATAACGATTTTGCTAAAAAAATAGCTAACATATATAAACAATATAGAATTAAACCAAAAAAACAATCAATGAAAGATATTTGTTATCCAACTAAATTTACATATCAGAATCCACAATTATTTGTATCACAATTTATTCATCCGCAAACACCTTATAAAAATTTATTAATTTATCATAAAATTGGCGCTGGCAAAACATGTGCTGGTGTAAAAATATGTGAAGAATGGAAACATAAAAAAAAGATAATGGTTGTTGTTCCGGCGGCATTAGTTGGTAATTTTTACAAAGAGTTACGTTCATTATGTACTGGTGATGAATACATATCAAATAAGGATAGAAAAAGATTATCTGAATTAAATCCAGATAAAGATGAATATAAATCAATTGTAGGTAATTCAACAAAAAAAATTAATAAATATTATACTATATTATCTTATCATAAATTCGTTAATTTAGCGGTTGAAAAACAAATAAGTTTAAAAAATACATTATTATTGATAGATGAGGTTCAAAATATAGTATCAGAATGTGGTACATTTTATACAACATTTATGAAAGCAATACATTCAGCACCAGCAGATTTAAGAATTGTATTATTATCTGCTACGCCAATATTTGATAAACCTATGGAATTAGGATTAACTATGAATTTATTGAGATTAGAAAATGAATTCCCAACAGGAACAAAATTTAATGAAATGTTTATTAAAACAAAAAAGAAGCAAGATAAAACTATATACGAATTAAAGAATGTAAATAAATTAAGGAATATGTTAAATGGATGTATATCATATTATAAAGGAGCGCCTGATTATGTATTTCCTAAAAAAAATTTAAAATTAGTAAAATGTGTAATGAGCAGATTTCAATATGAAGCATATAGGACAGTAATGGAACAAGAAGGATTTGGTCGTTTTGGTGATTCTGATATATTAGATTTACCAAATAATTTCTTAATTGGACCAAGAATTATTTCAAATGTAGCATTTCCTAATAAAGGAATTGATTTAGATGGATTTGATAGTTTTAAAGGAAAAGCATTAGATTATGATATGTTAAAAATTTATTCAATTAAATTTTATAAAATAATGAAAAAAATAAAGTCATGTAAAGGTACCGTATTTATATATTCAAATTTTCTTCAATTTGGCGGTATTAAATCATTTATTAAAGTTTTAGAATATCATAAATATAAAAATTTTAAAGAACATGGTAAGGGCAAACTAAGATTTGCTATATGGAGTGGTGATGAATCTCATGAAAAAAAAGAATTAATAAAAGATTATTTTAATAAAAAGGAGAATGTAGATGGAAGTATGTTAAAAATTTTATTAGGATCACCAAGTATAAAAGAAGGTGTTTCTTTATTAAGAGTCCAGCAAGTTCATATATTAGAGCCATATTGGAATATGAGTAGAATGGATCAAATTATTGGAAGAGCTATTCGTTTTTGTTCTCATAAAGATGTTGCTGCGGCAGAAAGAGAAGTAAAAGTATATATTTATATGGCTGTTGGATTAAAAGCAAATGAAATAACTGTAGATAAACATATATTAGATTTAGCATTTAAAAAGAAAGAATTAACAGATCAATTTGATAATATTATGAAAGAAACAGCTATAGATAAACATTTATTTCAATAGTTTAACAGTTCGTATTGTAATAAATGAACTTAACCTCGATATTTAATAGATTGAAGATATTGTTCCATTGTAATATCTGTAGTTTTATTAAAATTTATTTCATTTTTAATATATTCTTCTTCTATTTTATTTCCATCTATATAAGTAATATGTCTTGAAAGAATTTCTTTTTTTAAACTATTCAATTTTTCATGATCTATATCAGTCCAAAATACTTGATTTTTTAAAATAACATTTAATTCTTTTAGACGGGACTTAATTTCTGCTAATTCTAATTTAAGATTATTTACCCATTTTAAATGTTCTTTATCAATTTCATTAATATCAGCATATTCTGAAATTTTATACATATTATATAAACGATTACGCTCAGTATAGAAAATAGAAAGAAACTCATATTCTGATTGAGCAGCAATATTATTTCCATATGTAAGTGTTGGTGGATTAGCTGTCAGTTTATCTAATTCAAAATTCATATCAGATGAATTTGTAATAATTTTATATAAATTTCCATTTGAATCATATTCTTGAATTTTGTTATTAGTAATTATTGACATTCCTTGTAATTTAAATTTTTCATAATTTTCAATATTCTTTTCTAAATAACTTTTTAATAAATCTAGTTTTGATTCAATTATAGCTTGATTTCTAGATAGGATATTAGTAGAATTAAATTTTTGAACATCATTATTAATTTCTAATGTTAAATCATTTATTTCTTTCAATAAAATTTGATATCTACATGGCATATTACGAGCCTTGTTTAATACATTTTCAGCAATTCTTACATCTTCTTGTCGAGTGCCAATTAAATTTGCTAAGCGACTTTTTTGAACTTTAATTTGTTCTATATTTACGCCATTTCCATTACCTCCTCCATTATTCTTCTTTCTAGAAAAATCAGATTTTTCATTTTGTTTAGAAACTGTAGCTCCGACGGGTATTATAATAGAATCATGTTCAGCAATAGTTTCAGCTAATCTCTTTTTAGCATCATTTAATAAATTTATTTCATTAAATGTTCTTAAGTCTTTTTCTTGAGTTGTTTCATCACATATTTTAGACAGTTCAAATTTCATATTATTAAGTGTTTCTTTTTTTGAAGAAATAAGTTTTTCAAGAATTGAACGATTTTTTAATTCACACGAGTTTAAACTATCAGTTAATTCTTTTTCAGCTTCTATTATTGATTTTTTTGATTCTTCTATTTTATTTAAAAGTTGAGCTTCTGTTGGGTCATCAACTATATTGAATGGTATTGGATAAATATTTTCATAGTTAATCCATGGTTTTTCTGTAAAGATATCATCTATTTTTGATTTTACTAGATTTAAATCTTGTGAAACTGACATATTGATTATTTATATTTAATATACAATTAGTTTATTATATAGTATTATCAATTTTTTTTACTCTATAACTTTTACTAGAGACTTATTAAATCTTCATTTACGTTAATATCTGTCATATATGATAAATATTTAATATAATCTGTCATAAAATATAATTTAAATTTCTTCTTATATTCTTGATCTAAACTGTTTAGATATTCTTCTTTTTCCCCAACTAATTTAATTTTGTTAGATCTTTGAATCATATCATCTTTCCAAATTTTAATATCTTTTTTAATTTGTTCAATATAATTAGCTAAAAATTTATAAAACTTAAGTTTTGTTTCATCTAAATGATCTAAAATATAAACTGGATTCATCACATCAGTAATATTAGGATTACTTGTAGCTGCTTCAATATATAATTTTCTCATAATTGGATTTACTCGTTTATCAGATTCTATTAATTTTTTTTCAAGTTTAATTTCTTTTTGAATCTTCTTCTCAGCTTTTTCACTAATTTGTAAGCTTTGTAATTTTTTTTTTGCTAAATTGTCTCTTAATTTCTTTTTTAATTGTTCTCTTAATCTATTCTTTAATTCTTTATCTGATTCCATATAGTATATTAAATATATTTTTTACTATTTAAACTTATTAAGATTAAAATCGTTATTATTTAAAATTTTTTATATATATTAAAGTATGTTTCTAACATTATCTAATAAAAGTTATATAAAAGATATTTTAAAATCAATATTATTTAATCTTAATTATGATGAATTTAATTTTATATCCAATAAATGTTGTGATTTAATAGATCATATACATACTAAATTTTTAATAAAAGAAGAAGATAATATTAATTTTTTTAATCAACTTACAAAAAAAAAGAATCGTGATATTATAGCAATTTTTAATATGTTATTACCATTTATTGATGATTCAAATCAATATGAAAAACATAAACGAATTACAAGTTTATCAGATATCACATTATTAAAGGAAAATGATAAATACGTAATTAATAATTTTCAATATAGTAGAGGATATTATGATAAATACAAAGAAAAATTTATGGAATATTCATATTCAACAGATGATATTAGAATAAATTTTGAATTATTAAAGGAAACTATTAATCGAATTTCAATAAAAATGTATGTAAATTGGCTTAATATAGTTCCAGTATTATTAGAAAAATATACGGAATGTACTTTATATAAAAATACTATGAAATATTATAAAGAAAAAAATAATCAATATAAAGAAACTTGCTTACAAGTAGATGAAATGTATGATACAATTGTAAATGAATTATATTTGAATGTACTAGACTTTAAATGGTTATTATTTGAAAAAAATATTTTAATTGATGGAGTTGAAAAGAACATAATGTATTTAGATATATTAAATGATATATATCCAGTATATAATATTATAGGAAATAAAGAAACTATTGCTAATAGTAAGTGGTTATTATTAGATGAAGATAAAAAAAAATTATTTAATGATAATATAAATTTATTTTTTAATAAAATAAAAAATAAAGAACCATATAAGGTATATCCATATGAATTAATAGATGATTTTGGATATTATTTTTTAACTTTTTTTGATATTAAATATCCTGGAAAAGATGATGAATTATTTAAAAAAAATTATAAAAAGATAAATTTAGAAGAATTTAATAGTGATTATATTAAAGATGATGACGAGATATCAATATCCTTAAAAGATAAATTAAAGAAACAACACTATGAAAATTTTAATAAAATAGATAAGTATTATTTGTATGATTTTATAAGATTACAATTATTAAAATTATCAAAATCTTGGTATGGATATAAGATTTTTTCTGATAAAAAGACTATTAAAAAATTACATGAACATTTACTAGATAAATCAGTAAATTATGATTTTATTGAAAGAATTGTATCAACAGAATCCGGAAATTATACATTATCAATTTCATATAAAAATGTATATAATTATAGTAAATCAATTACAAGATTATCAAATAGTATTTTTTTTAATGACGAAAAATCATATGATAACGATACTTATTTATATCATAATAAGTGTAAATTTATTAGAGATTCTGTTACAAATCTATTTACAATTATATATTATAATATAAATAGTGGGAATTTATCTTCCACTGATAGAAGTATCATATATAATAATTTTTCAATAACAAATAATTTAAGAAATAAATATAAAATATATAATTATTCTAGAGATATAATAGAATCTATGGGACTCATGATATTTCAAAAAATACATATATCTATTTTTGATATAGTATTTGAATGTTTATGTAAAAGGGGTATTTTAACAGAATATATAAATAGAGATAGTTCATTTGAAAAAGAAAATATTCAGAATGAATCAAATAAAAATAAATTTTATGAACATCTAAAAAAATATAATAAAGCATACTATTATTTAACAGACGATCGTTTTGAAAATCTACCAAGAAATACTAATAATAAAACATTTAAGGAAACTACTTATTTTGAAAGACTAAGAGATGATCTATTATGGTATCATACATATGCTATGGATTGGATAAGTCAAATTAATTTTTTTCATCATTTTATTAATCAGCGCGTTGTAATGTTAACTGGTGGAACTGGTGTTGGTAAATCAACTCAGACACCAAAATTATTGTTATATGGATTAAAAGCAATTGATAAAAAATTTGATGGTAAAATAATATGCACCCAACCGCGTATTGCTCCAACAATTAATAATGCTCAACAGATTTCAAAAGAATTAGGAGTTAGTATAACTAATTATAATTCAGAGTATAATTCAGATGTAAGAACAATTGAGGGAATAATACAATTTAAATATGAAAAAGATGATCATATAGATGATGATCTAGGCTATTATTTAAGAATAGTTACTGATGGATCATTATTAGTAGATATAAAAAAATCGCCATTAATGAAACAATTAATTAATTTAAAATCTTCTGATGTAAAAAATAAAATTTGTTCATTAATCAATATGTATGATATAATTATCGTTGATGAGTCACATGAACATAATTCTAATATGGATATGATATTATCATTAATACGTGGAACAATATTATTAAACAATGATTTAAAATTATATATAATATCTGCTACAATGGAATTAGATGATCCAATATATCGTCAATATTACAGATTAATAAATGATAATTTAAAATATCCAATACGTGATTTATGTGATATAAATGAAGATCTAATAACACAAATTAACGAATATAATGCGAACGAAACAGAAGAAAATTCGGAGAAAATTAAAAAATTAGTTAAATATTTTGAATTATTAGATAGAATTGTAATAGACAGAAGAATTCATATATCACCTCCAGAAGAAACAACACAATATAGAATAGATGAATTTTACAATGATGTTGATTTAAGTGAAGAGAAAGCATATATTAAAGCTATTCAGTATGCTCAAGAAATATGTTCATCTAATAGTGCAAAAGATAATGATATATTGTTATTTTGTACAACAACAAAAAAGATTATTAAATTAGTTGATGAATTAAATAGTGTATTACCTTTTGATACATTAGCAATTCCGTTTTATAGTGATTTGCCTGAAGATTCAAAAAATTTAATAACCCAGAATTTAACAAAAATAAAGAATACATATAAATTTGAAAAAAAATACATTCATGATGTATTAAATTTAAAATATAAACCAGAGGAAAAAAACAGTGGAAATAATTATGATCGTATAATAATAGTTAGCACAAATATTGCTGAAGCATCAATTACAATAGATTCATTAAAATTTGTAATCGATACTGGGTATAATTGGAATGTTTCATATAATTATGATACTGATACAAATAATATGAACAGTGTAAAAATATCAGAATCATCTAGAATTCAACGTAAAGGAAGAGTTGGTCGTGTAGCAAACGGAGCTGTATATTATACATATCCAAAAGATTCTCGCCGCGATATTAAACCTTTATATGATATATGTAAGAAGAATTTTTCAACTGAATTATTAACATGGTTAGAAGAAAAATCATTTTTTTATGAAGGATATTCAGGAAATTATTTTGTATTTAAGAAAGATGATAAAATTATAGAAAACACTAGTATGTTAAATATAATATTAGGTATTGATACTGAAATTATTTCTTTTACTGAAAAGCAACCAGACGAGGATATTAACAATACATTTAATAATTCGTTGCGTGAATTATATAAAAAATTTATTATAAAACATTATGTAACAATTATTTTTTATTCAAAAAAAATATATCTAACAGATAAATTGTATAATAAATTAGATATTGATAAAGACGATTATTTAAATATTGTTCCATTTATGTTTAATGGTCTTCGTGTATTAAATATTCTTGATTCTAATTTAGGGTTTTATTTGATTCATCAATTTGAAGATTTATATGATCAACATAGAGATAAAGATACTCGTTTATTAGCAAATAAAAGTAAATATAAAAAATATGAAATTGACAGAAATAGTAAGAAAAAATTAATTACCCCATCGATACAAAATTTGTATGTATATGAAGAAAATAAAGGAATATATAATAAACTTAGAATGGTTTCAAAATTATTTGAAATAAGAGAAAAAACTGATAAATTATTAGAAATTAATTTATTATATCCATTAGCAGTGTCGTATAAATTAGGTATATTTGATAATTTGCTATTTATTGTATATTTATTATTATCAGTTAAATTTAATTTATATGATATAATTGATGATATTGAAGTATTTTCAAAAATATTTTCAAGTAATGAATCAGATTTGTTAGTAATAAATAAAGTATTTGAATTATTTAAATCAACATATTCTCACTTATTATTTGATAATAGAATGGATTATAAAAGAGAAGAATTAAAAGAAGAATTTAAACAATCTTATAATAATTATAAAATTGGATATTTAAATAAACTAACAATAAAACAATATAATGACATAATTAATTTAATATTAAAAAATAATAATATTGAAACATTTAATGAAAAATTATTTAATAATATTACATATGATAAGTTTCCTGAATATATTCTTCTTGAAATAAAAACTTGGTGTAAGCAATATGGTATTAAATTTGAAGTATTTATAAAAATTATCTATGAATATAGAGATAGATATTTAAAATATAAAATAATATTAGATAATGAAAAATATAATAAATATTTATATGCCAGTTCAATAGATAATGAAATGACTATAGATAAAAATATAATAAAATCTTTTATGTATGGAAATATTAATAAGATATTTATGCTAGAAAATGGTATTTATAAAAATATATTTAAATATGAACTATCTCAAAAATATATAAGATTAAATTTAAGTAAAAAGTGGATATCATCTGTAAATGATAATCATTTTTTATTTTCATTTTATAAAGAAAATGCTCAAATTAAAGAAGAAGAAGAAGAAACAGATAATAAAACAGTTTTATTAAGTATTTTATCAACTATTGATAACCAATTATATTCTAAATTAGTTTATTATAATGATAATCCAATAGATATAGACTATAATAAATTAAAAGATATAAATCATCAATTTGTATGTAATAATCCTATAAATATAGAACATATAAAACATCCAGATGATCCAAAATTTAATGAATACTTAAATCTTTTACAAATAAAAATGAAAGAATATATAGATACCTTTTGTTAAAAAATGGACGCTTCCGCTTGGCTGGGAGCGACACGACATGGCATGTAGATCAGTAAAAAAATTGATATATTTATATTATACAATTATATATAATATAAATTATGAACAAATGAAGTTATTAAATATCTTAATTGAAACACATGCGAACTATACGGAAACAACTTTGTTTCCATGGCTACCCAAATCCGAAGAAAAAATTTTAATAAAATATGATGCGATACCAATAAAATATATGGACAAGATATATATCGTATCATTATTATTTCCATATAAATATAATCATATTTATCTTCAAGATGAAGAATCTATAAATAGTTCTGCTGAACAGAACGTATGCGTTCCTGAAAAGAACCAAAAGTTAAATTTAATTCATTCATCATATGAATTAAATCTATTTTTATTTTCATGCGATGAATATAAGGGTATATTTTATAACTTGAACGATTTAAAATACAAAATTCCGAAAGATAAATTTGATGATTATTATTTTAACAACGATAATAAGTTTATTGAAATTAAACATATGGATTATTATTTTCATAATTCAAATGCTCCAAATCTTCCACCACTTGCTTACTTAATATGTCAAGCTGATCCTATAAATGTAGGATCAGTATTATTTAATCCAATTATTAAAGGAATATATGGAATATTACAAACAACAAATAAATCTCATATCCTAGTTTCATCTCTGTCAATCAAAAGATTATTTGATGGGATAACAACTAATTATGAATATTCTAATTTTTATTGTGATTACAAATTATTTAGCACCAGTCTTATCAGTGGAATCAATATATTATCATCTGAATATAAAAACATTTTAAAGAATGAAACAATTCTAGATGTTAATGACTTAATGATTATTAGAGGTATGATTAAATACAAGAGAATTGATGAATATGTTCCAATCGAAGTATATTTGTGGTATGAATGGATACCCGAAACTGATATAATTTTAAAAACATATTATAAAGGAAATTATTATAAGAAACAATTAAAATTTATAGATTATAAGAGTATTTTAAAAATTCCGATAAAACATATACAATCTGATTCAAAAATAATGAGACTATCGTATCAATTATTAGATTATTTTTATAAAAAGAATATTATTATAAAACATGAAATGATTGAAAAATTACTATTGTCGCCTTATAAAACAAATGAATTTATGATTGATGTAAGTGAAGAATTAATCTTAAATAAGTATGAAGAACCGACAATAAAAGAAATAGATATAGTGTTCTAAAAATTTCAAAAATAATTTCTTTTATAAATATATGAGTAAAAGAGTAAATATTAATTCTGATATTTGGGGTCCAAAAGGATGGTTTTTTTTAGACACAATAATATTAGGTTATCCAGATAATCCAACTATGGATGAAAAAATGGCTTTTATGAATTTTTTAACTTCTTTAAAGATTGTATTACCATGCGAGAAATGTAGGAATCATTTTACTGAATATATAAAAAAAAATCCATTAAATGATATAATATTATCTTCAAAAAAAAAATTAGTTGAATGGATATTAGAATGCCATAATAATGTTAGAAGACTTCAAAAAAAACAAACATTAACAATTGATGATTTTTATAATTATTATTCAAAACAGATTAATTTAGATATTAATAAAGTAACTAGCGAAGTTAAAGAAAAAGCTGAACCCAAAAATAACTTATTAAAAAAATCAACAAAAACTCTTATAACATATGGTATCGTAATAATTATTTTAATTTTAATTGTTATTTTATATTTCTCAAAATAAACTTACGTTATAATAAAAATTATTCAGGAATAAATTTATTATAAATCCTATGTGCCTTTGGCTGCTTACAATTTTTTATTAGTGCGAATTTAGCTTGCTAATTGAGAGAACTAATTTTTATTATAATCTCGACTAAACCAGAGATTATAATAAAAAATTGAAATAAATATTATAATAAAAGTAAACTTATAGGGCTAATTGCTAGAATGTCTGAACACAACACACAATCAGCAGGAGCAAGCGCAAG